ATCCCGAAGCTAACGCTGCTAAAAAAGATACTTTCTTGTATTCTCAAAAAGCACCTAAGACAGTTAAATCAGCGATTTACAATAAACTATTCAAATAATAATTAAACGCTTAAATTTTTAAAAAATGGCAACAACAACATCAATTACTACTACTTACGCAGGAGAAAAAGCACAAGGCTACATCGCTGCTGCTTTGCTAAGTGGAAACACAATCGAAAACGGTGGAATCACTGTTAAACCAAACGTAAAGAAATCTGAAGTACTTAAGAAAATCGCAACGGGAGACCTTGTTGCTGATGGTACTTGCGACTTTACTGCAACTTCTTCTGTTACTTTGACAGAAAGAATCATTACACCAAAAGAATTTCAAGTAAACTTGGAACTTTGTAAAACTCCATTCAGAGCGGATTGGGATGCTATCTCTATGGGATATTCTGCATTCGATACTTTGCCTCCCGATTTCCAATCTTTCTTGGTTGCTCACGTAGCTGAAAAAGTAGCGACTAAAATCGAAAACAACATTTGGCAAGGTGCTGACGGAACTGAAGGAGAATTTGACGGAATCGTTGCTTTGGCTACTGCTGATGCAACTGTTGTGGACGTAGTTGGAACAACTGTAACTGCTGCAAACGTAATCGACGAACTTGGAAAGGTGGTTGATGCAATCGATGCTTCTTTGTATGGTTCTCCCGAATTAAAAATCTACGTTGCTCAAAACGTATATCGTGCTTATGTTCGTGCTTTAGGTGGTTTTGCTGCCGCAGGAGTAGGTGCAAACGGTGTTGGAGGAAACGGAACAAACCAATCTCTTGGAGATGTTATGTTCGACGGAGTTCCTGTATTTGTTGCAAACGGATTGGCAAGTAACTACATCGTAGCTGCTGAATCTTCTAACTTGTTTTTCGGAACGGGACTTTTGTCTGACGAAAACGAAGTAAAAGTTTTGGATATGCAAGATTTGGACGGAAGTCAAAATGTTCGCGTGATAATGCGTTTCACTGCAACTGTGCAATACGCTTACGGTTCTGAAATCGTACTTTACACACCTGCATAATTAGCAGACTAACAAATTGAAAGAGGGGTGGGTTCTTGCCTATCCCTTTTTTTTATAACTAACTTTAAAAAAATAAAATTATGGCTTGTGATATTACCGCAGGAAGAAATGACGCTAACTGCTTGGACAGTCTTGGAGGAATCAAGGCAATCTACGTGGCAAACTTCGCAAAAGGAATGTTTGCAGACGCTACAATCCCCGACGTGGGAAGTGTAAAAGGACAAGAAATTACCGCTCTAACAACGGGAGGTTATGACGTTTTCAAATACGAACTACGAGGGACAAACAACATTGACGAGGCTAACACCAAAGACATCAATGCAGGGACTTCAATCTTTGAAGGGAGTGGAACTATTACACTAAAGAAACAAGACGCTACAACACAGGCGCAAATGGTTCTTTTGTCTAAGGGTCGTCCACAAATCATTGCTGAAGGATATGATGGTTTGTTCAGAATCTTCGGAATCAAGAACGGTGTAGATGTAACAGTGAACACTGCAAGTGGTGCAGATATGAATGAGTTCAACGGATACACTTTGACTTTGGCTTCTAAGGAAGACAACTTGGCATACTTCGTAGCTGAGGGATTGATTGGTGAAAGCAACGCAGGATTCGACGTTCAAACGAACTAAGAAGCGTTCTAACGCATTAAAAAGAGAAAGGTGTAGACTTAATTGTTTACACCTTTTTTATTGTCTTAAAAGAAACAAAAACACAAAGCTATATAATTTGTTTTAAAATAAAAGAAATGATAATACTAACAACAAGCACCAACGCACAGGAATTGAAATTCATTCCAAGACAATACGTTGCTGATTCTATTGTATTAACAGACGAACAAGCAAACACAAGTTCAACTATATCTGCAACCTTTACGAAAGACGGGTACTATTTAAAGGCAGATATTTCTTTTACCTTAGTAGAAGATAGGTTTTACACTTTTAACGCTTTAAATGGCTCTAAAACGGTTTACAAGGGCAGAATCTTTTGCACAGACCAAACGGTAAGCGATTACAGTATCAATAAGAATGTTTACACAGAACACGAAAGTACAAACGAATACATAGTTTACAATGAGTAGAAGAAATAACAAATCAGAAATTGAGGTTGTATCTCTTTCCAAATACACAACTCCCGTTGTTGAAGAAGTAAAAAACAAAGAATGGGTAATGTACGGAGAGGACAACAACTATTTTCAATGGTTAATCGACAGGAGTACGAAATCAACAACCAACGGGGGAATTATTAACTCAATGGTTAGAATGATTTACGGAAAAGGATTGGATGCTACGGATTCAAACAGAAAGCCCGAACAGTACGCACAAATGAAAACTATCTTTTCAAAAGATGCTTTGCGTGGTGTTATAATGGATAGAAAACTTTTGGGGATGGGTGCTTTCCAAATCAACTACAAAGGTGGACAAGTAAACAAGGCTCTACACTTTCCTATGAACACTCTACGTGCTGAAAAGTGCAACGACGATGGAGAGATTGAAGCGTGGTACTACCATCCAAATTGGGCAGAATTTAAGGCATCGGACAAACCTTTGCGAATTCCTGCTTTTGGTTTTGGAGACGGAAAAGAAAACGAAATATTTGTAGTAGCACCATACGTTGCAGGTTATTCTTATTATCCTCCCGTAGATTATCAAGGTGCTTTGCCTTACGCAGTACTCGAAGAAGAAATTGCTGACTACTTAATCAACGACACTTTAAACGGTTTTAGTGGTACGAAGGTTATCAACTTCAACAACGGAGTTCCCGACGAAGAAAAACGCAGAGAGATTAAGCGAGATGTGATGAACAAACTCACAGGAGCAAGAGGGGAAAAGGTTATCGTTGCATTTAACAACAACAAAGAAGGTGCAACAACGGTTGAAGATTTGCCTTTGAACGATGCACCACAGCATTACGAATACCTTTCAAGAGAATGTCAAGAAAAATTGATTGTAGGGCATAAAGTTACATCCCCAATGCTTTTGGGAATAAGAACGGGAAACAACGGACTTGGAAACAATGCCGACGAAATCAAAACCGCATCTTTACTTTACGACAATTTAGTCATCAGAACATTTCAAGAGGAATTGCTTGATGTGATTGACGAGATACTTGCAGTAAATAGTATTTCCTTAAACACCTATTTTAAGACGATACAACCGCTTGAATTTACAGAAGTGGACAATGTACTCGACGAAGAAACAAAAGAGGAGGAAACAGGCGTTAAAATGAGTGCTGATGACCTTTTGGCTGACTTAGGAGAAGAAGAAAACTTGGATGAGTGGGAATTGATTGACGAAACAGAAGTTGATTACGATGCAGAAGAACAGTTGGATGCAGAAATAAACGCTTTAAACAATCCTAAAAAATCATTACTATCTAAGATTTACAATTTTGTAAGTACGGGAACTGCAAGACCAAACGCAAAGAGCAGTCAAGATAAAGAAATTAGAGACGTTAAATACAAAGTACGTTATTCTTATGCACCTCAAAAAGTAAGTGCAAACAGTAGAGACTTTTGTAAAAAAATGGTATCTGCTAATAAGATTTACAGAAAAGAAGATATTGCACAAATGAGCCAAAGAGTTGTAAATGCGGGATGGGGTGCAAGAGGCGCTGACACTTACGACATTTTTAAATACAAAGGCGGAGGAGATTGCCACCACAAATGGATGCGTAAGACGTACAGAAGCAAACAAAGCGTTGACGTAAGGAATCCAAACGCACCAACAGTATCAACGAACAAGGCAGAGCGAGAAGGTTACAGAGTAAGAAACCCAAAAGAGGTTGCAATGAAGCCGAAGGATATGCCTTTCAATGGCTTTTTACCAACAAATAAAAGATTCAAATAATGGCAGAGGTTTTACTAATTACGACAACAGACATCAAAAGAAATAGCGTTGTATCGGGTTCGGTAGACGTTGATAAATTTATTCAATACTTAAAGATTGCTCAAGACATACACATCCAACAATATTTAGGTACTGATTTACTTGTGGCTATTCAAAATAAAATTCAAGACGGCACAATCAACGACGTAGAGAATGCTAACTACAAGAACCTATTGATAAAATACGTTAAGCCGATGCTTATTTATTGGGCATTGGTTGAATACTATCCTTTTGCTGCTTACACAGTTGCAAACGGAGGGGTTTACAAACACACATCAGAAACAAGCGAAACGGTAAACAAAGATGAAGTTGATTTCTTAATTGAAAAAGCAAGAGCAACTGCACAGAATTACACACGCAGATTCATTGACTATATTTGTTTTAATACAACACTATTTCCCGAATACTTAAGCAACTCAAACGAGGACGTTTCTCCAAGTGGAGATGGCAATTTTGGTGGATGGGTTTTGTAAAAAAACTATGACAGAAAAAAGAGGTAAATATAAACAGAAACAAAAAAACGTAGAGCGTTTAAAATTGTTTTTAAAAAAAGTACAAGATGGCAAACTCAATCAATTGGGGAAAAATATACGAAAGCACTAATTGGGGTGTTGGGGTTACAAGTAATACTATAAATTGGGGTAAGTCTTATAGCGACATTGCAGAAACGTCAGTAGTTCCTTCTTTGTTATCTATACTTGAGGCACGTTCTACATATTACGAGAACGCAGCAGCGACAACAACCTTGCTTACTAACCTTGAAAACATTGACTTATAATGGCAAACTTATTAGAAAAAGCGAGTATTGTATTAACACCTACGGGATATAGTAGTGGATTTATTCACAACGTAAAACCGAGTGAATCTCTTTTTGGAGATATGGCATTTGAAAGAACAAGTTCGTCTACAAGAGTAAATGCACAAGGACTTGTTGAAACAGTAGCATCAGACATTCCAAGAATAGACTACTCGAATGGAGTGGGTGCAATACTTGTAGAGCCTTCTGTAACTAATCAAATACGATACAGCGAAGACTTTTCAAATGTTCTTTGGCAAAAAGTAGGAGTAACACTAACTTCTTCAACAGGTACAAATCCAAGAGGAGAATCAGCAACAATTTATGCTATTCAAGGATTAGGTGTTCAAGGAGGTTTGGAGGGTGCTATGGCATCGAGTGCGACAGGTAACGGTGTTGGAGTGTCTATTTGGGCAAGGAAAAAAAGTGGAGTAGGAACTACAAATGTAGAAATTGGCTATGGGGATACCTCGTCGGGTGCAGGGCATACGGTTTCAGTTGGTGCAGATTGGCAAAGAATCACATACACATCAACAGGATACACAGGTGCTAATCGTTTTTATATTGATGCAGAAGGCACTTCGGCTGATAATATTATTGAAATATGGGGCGCTCAAATGGAAAAAACAGGAGGCGGAGTAGATGGATTGGTAACAAGTTATATCCCTACAACATCGACAGTTGAATCTCGAACTGCTGAAGAATATTTAGATGGAGGAGATGTATCTTTGATGAATTCCCAATCGGGTGTTTTGTTTGTTGAAAGACAATGCTTAAATACAAACACAAACGAGTGGATTTTATTAACTGCAACAGGAGAGAATGAAGCAATATCTGTTGGTATTTATGGAACAAGTAACGGCAGTAGTTCGTGTAGAATTAAAACTTCCACAAGTACACTATATAAAGGTTTTTCGGGACAAAAAATAAATATGGACAAATTAGCGGTTAAGTGGGATGGGACAGAAGTAAAAACATTTAGGAATGGTTCGCTTATTCAAACAGGAACATTGTCGGGAGGTTTTACTGCAAATCAATTAACAGAACTGCACCTTTCAACAGGTCAAGGATTTAACGGAAGATTAAAACAATTAATAGTATTCAAAGAGGCGTTATCAGACGCAGAACTTGCAGCATTAACATCATAAAATATGGCATTAAAATATTTATACGTACCGAGTGGATAT